TCCATTATTGCCCATATCGATAACTAACTCTCCGACGCCTACCGACAACCCCCGCCAAATTTCACTAAGAAACCATGTAAATTAAGCTCTCTGCAAAAGATAACCGCGACAACCTACGACACCCATCGACAATATAAGACATCATTTTTGTGTCCATCCTCGTGTCCATAAACTATGATTCTCCTCATGTACCGTGTCCACGATGGACACAGAGCGGGGGAATCAATGGCTATTTCAGACAGTTACCTTAAGGCGTGCCTGAACAAAGAAAGGGAAAAAGTTGAGGAGAAGTCCGATCGTGATGGGCTTTGGGTGAGGGTTTCCAAGAAGGGCGCCGTTACTTTCTTCTACCGATACCGGTTTCTCGGCAAGCAAGACAAGATGACTCTGGGCAGCTATCCCGCACTGAGTCTTAAAGCTGCGCGCGAAGAAGTTGAAAAATGGGCTTCTGTGCTGGTGGGCGGAGATAACCCAAAAATTAAACGCGATTTAGAGCGAGGCAAGATCTCCACGCGATACACGTTCGAGGAGTTGTTCAGAGAATGGCATGGCATGGTTTGCATTCAGAAGGGTAACGAAGCCCAGGTGCTACGTTCGTTTGAGATCCACGTTTTTCCACGCCTGGGGAAATACCCGGCAGCAGAAATCACGGTTCACAACTGGCTTACGCTGCTGGATAAGCTCGCAAAGGCATATTCAGAGGTTACCAGACGGATCATCAGCAATGGCAAGCAATGCTATTCCTGGGCTGTGAAGCGGCAGTTGCTGACATCTAATCCGCTTTCAGAGCTTACTGGCCGCGACTTCGGTTTGAAAAAAGGAATGGGCAAGAGGACGCTTTCGAGGGATGAAATTGCATTGTTTTGGAAGGGCTGCGATGAGTGCCGGATGAGCGAGCGAAACAAGATCATGCTCAAACTGTGCTTGTTCTATGGTTGCCGGATATCTGAGCTTCGCTTGGCGAAAAAGCAGCATTTCGATTTCGAGGAAGGGGTGTGGACGGTTCCGCCTGAGAACCATAAAACAGGGGCCAAAACACAACGCGCGATACTTCGTCCGATAATCGCGGAGATCGTTCCAATCTTGAAAAGAGTCATATCTCTTGCTGAAGGTGATTACCTTTTTTCAAGCAAAAAAGATGCGCCAATGGGATCGGGAAACCATCTAAGCTTACCTGCAAATCTGCGGCTGTTTATGATTAAGGCGTATGATGTGAACGTCCCTCATTTCACCGTGCATGATCTGCGACGCACCGCACGAACAAATTTCTCCGACCTCACGGATCCGCACATTGCCGAGATAATGCTCGGCCATATGCTACCGGGAGTGTGGGCGGTGTATGACAAACACACTTATCTGAGTGAAATGAGGGTGGCGTATTCTAAATGGTGGGCAAGGCTGATGAGTATTACTGAGCCAGACGTGGTTGAGTTCAAGCCTCGTTCCGCTGGGTAAATCGGCCTCTATCGCTTCGCGGGTTGTGAAGTGATGCAAATGGCTTGGTACGCTTTATTTTCGTTTCAGCCTCTTGCCAAGCAGCAACCTTGTGGCGATACCACTTATTAGGTGCGCCGGCTGCTGTGATATCAGGCTCCGGGAACGGGTTGTTTTCCGGAGTTCTTTTTCTGTAGCGCTCAAGGGTTCGCGATGACACCTCCAATTCACTGCAAATTGTTGAAGTTGTCATCCAGCTATGATCGTTCATGGTTACCTCGCTACTTCCCCTCCCGTACCCGATGAACCTCACAGCAAAGGCGTAGCCAAACCGGCGGAGACTTCGGCCAGTACGGTGCTATCTTCACTGCGTGCTTATCGAGTAACTGACGGAGGGTTAAATTGTTGGAAGGGGAGTCGAAATCTCTTAAAAGCTCTCTGGCTGTACTGCGGAGAAGGTTTTTCTTTGTGGAGTCCATATCATTCAATGCTTGCCTCCATCGTTATGCCTTTTCCTATGCGCAGGATTTCGTCTCTGGATATGGTAGAGAACTGGCACCGCGGCTTGATAAATGGCCGCCAGATGAAAAGCAGACTGCCTTTGCTGTTGCCGTTCTTCCCCGGCTTGCCCGTTGCGGAATTAATAAACGCTAGGCGGCCATCGGTGATAAAGCGGACTTCATCGACTGACTGCAGCGCCAACGAAAACCAGCCCGTTGATGTGTCCGCCGGCAACAGCATCACGATCGGCTGATTCTGCACGCGGCATTGCTCCGCAGCCTTAAGCACCCACGGGGTGATGTCGCTATAAGGTGGATTGCACCAGATGGCGCCATAACTCACCCAGTCGATTGATAGCGCGTTATCCTGCTCTGTCTGGTAGTGAGCGCATAGCGCGTTACCATCGTCAGCTGCTGCATCCAGGAAGAAGCCAAACTCAACATCCAGTGCGTTGAAAACTTCGATCGGGGTTTGCCACCGGTCTTTGTGTTCTGGCGGTGTGTTGCTGGCAAAAACAGTACTCAATTCTCGACTCCCCAGCAGCGTGCGTCCGCGTTGACACAAAACTCTATGCGGACATTAACCCAGACGACATCTACCGCCCGCGCCGCATTACCCGCCTGGCGCCACAGTTCTGCAGCATCCGCAAAATGGGCGCGACGTTCCGCCTCGGCTGCCTGATGGGCCAAGGATTTGTATTTGAATGACATGGTTATCTCCGGGGTTAGTAGGCGCGCTGGTGGATTACGGGGGTTAGCAACTGGTTGAATTGCTGGACAAGCAAAATCATTTTCACCACTTCTGGCGGTTCACTTCGGATATAGCTGTCAGTAATTTTACCTGGCGTGGTCGGCGGTCTTGCTCTGGCGTATGTGATGTAGCTTGGATCGATGGAGATAACCCTGAAGGCCTTTTTACCTTCAGCAAACTTGCTTTTGGAAACGACAAGAGGGGAGCGCTGGATAGCGCTACGCAATGACTTTATGTGATTCTCGGTAATTTCGGGGAACTTGGATTTAAGAAAGTCGAAATGGCCTACTGCTGTGTAATAACCCCCATCATCGATGAGTAATTGCAGCATCTCATAATTGGTCATGTCAGATCCTTATCTGGTTGTTGTAGCGCTCATGGCTCATGACTTCCCATGAGTTGCCGTTGTCTTTTGACAGCAATCGCCAGCAGCGGGCCACTGGCAGCGTTAAATGCTTATGCTGGTATGTCCGGTTGGGTTTCTTTTTGCCCTCCCTGTAGGCGCATAGAACCCCTCAGCTTTGGCGCTGATTCGTTGCGGAATTCGTGGTTTCATTTTTACCGGTGGGTTATTTGGTAATTGGCGCCCAGCACGCGGATCGGAGACCAGGGCGGCGGACTTTCTCAACGGCTTTTTCTTTTTCGAGCTTCATCAATCGCTGGCGGATAGCTTTACCGGTCATGCCGTTGTAGCCCGCACAGCGGAGTAGGCTTGCGACCGAATCCGGCGTTGAGCCGGCAATACTGAGCCGCGAGATGATTTCGTTATCGTCGGGTATCGTGATCATTGCCACCCTCCGGCACTTTATCCATCACATGAGTTATTCGCTTCAAGCAATGCAGCCGCAGCTTGCTCCCCAACTTCTCCATGCATATACCTGTTAATCCTACCGTTTTGCAGTAGGCTATGTTTGGCATCAGGACAAGAAACACGTACATCGTTCGTTTCATGATTCCTCCGGCGCTGCTGCCAGCAAGTCATCGCATAGCCTCAATTGGTGCCGTGATAATGGCTTCCGGCACTGCTGGTGCTGGCGGGGCGGTGTAGAGCGGCGTTACTGCCCAGCCCTTAGCTATCCAGCTATCCGCAACACTTTTGGCGCGGGTGATTGCAATGCCTGCGAATGGTCCATCGTCGTGGCGCCATGCCACCGGCTGCGCCTCCCGGTTAGCCAGCACTTCGGCACACACTGCGCGCACAGCTTCGATACCCAGATCGCCGACTTCCGCGCCATATTTCAACTCTTCAATCGTTAGTGTCATGCATCCCCCTCAAGCAGTGCTTCGCCTTTTTCGGTTAAATGGAAGAAGTGCGGGTCGTCGGCAAACCCAGCCAGTCCCGCATCAAAAATGCTGGGCATGTAGGCGTCATTCGTGGATATACCCTCTCCACGCTCGCCGCAGTCAATTTCATCAACGTAAGTTCCGTTGTAGCCGTGCACCGACTCCAGCACTGTGTAGAACTCTCCCCCGGCTTTTTTGAAGGCCTTTACGGCAGATTCAATCCTTCTCCAGGCTTTACGCTGTTCAGACGTCAGCTCGACAAGTTCGTCTATTGTCACTACTCATCCCCCTCTACGGTGAAGCCAGCGGCGCGAATAGCCTCAACGGCTTCATCAAGTTCTACAACAAGCGGTAAATCGATATCTCCATCAGGATAAAAAGAACCAGGCAACCGCACCGGCGTAGCCAGCCGCTCACCCAGTTTTATATTCTGCTGTGTCAAGTCTGCATTCTTCTTGATTAGGCACTGGTTGTGAGTTTCCAGCTCTGACAACTCTGCTACGCGCTGTTCTGCTTCCTCTGCCCGTGCCAGATGCTTAGTCGCTGCCGACGCCCAAACTTTCCCCTCGGCTTCCAACTCCGCGATGCGTCTCTTGTCATCGTTGTTCATGATAATCAGATGCTTGTTCGCATCCTGCGCCTTCTGGAATTTACCGGCATAATCGGTGGCAATGGCTTCCAGCTCGGCTACTCGTTGCTCCGCGTTCTCTGCTCGTTCTTCTTGTGCAAGCGCTTCCGGCGTGAATCCAGATTGCAACTGACCTTCCAGCTCGGCGATGCGCGCCAGCAGGGCGGAGACGTACTCTTGCGAGTAGAGTGGGCTGGCATTTTCATCTTTCGCCGTGGAGTGCATTTGCGGCGTGCCATATTTAAAATCACCCGGCCCCATAACTCCGTGGTCGAATTTATACGCCACCGGCTTGCTCAGTTCGCTTAGGCTAGTCATTGCGGATTTACCTCAATGTCAATGTCGTTGATTTCTACAATGGTATGGCAATGCTCAAGATCGACCTGTTGAGCTGCCAAATCATGGCTGTTGATGATCTCTCTGGTTTCAGCGTTATCGATCCCGCTGATTACTCGGCGAAATTCAACGAATGCACGACCTGTAATTACGATATTGTTTTTCATTGTGCTTTCTCCTGGGCCTCGTCGCCGTCTACCGGCAACCACGCGATGCCGTTAAAAAATTCAGTTGCCGCCATCGCTGTTGAGCTGTACGAAGTAGAGCCAGGCTCTGAAACGACGTGCGCGCCAATTTTTTCATCGAAGTAGCGCAGGCTTCCTGGCTTCAGTTCATTTGCTGGCATCACGCACCTCCCACGCGACGAAACTCGATAACCCACACCCAGGGATTAGCGCGCCAGCTTTCTTCGCCGTAGATGGATTGCCACAATTTCAGGAACCCAACGCGATATAGCGCTTCTGGCGGCGTGATGATGTGTTGCGATGGCGCCACGCCCTCAGCCTTGGCGTCCTCTTCGCTGATAACGTTCAGGCGCTCCACGCGGACGCCGGTAATTTCCAGCGTGATTCTGCTTGCCCAGCGCGGCATGTTAGGTGGGTTCGCTACTGGATTTTTATTCCATGTCTTAGCGTTCCGCACTGACCAGATGGTTGATTGCGATACCCCATACTTAACGGAGAGGGCTCTCTGGCTGAGTTGAGATTCACGGATATCATTTACGATTTCTGTCGTAAGCTTGGAGTTGTGATGATCTTCACCAAGGGATAGCCCATTAACGAGTCGGTCTGACCAGTTCTGCTCCTGTGTTCCATAATCCAAATTTTCAGGGGCATTGTTTCTCTGGAAGCCATCAAGGTGTCTAATTTGCATCCCTTTCGGCCGTTCCCCAAGAAAAGCCTCCGAAACCAAATCATGAACTGACCTGGTTTTGTACTTCCCATTGCTCGCCGGAGTTACTGTTAAATATCCTTTGCTGTTGGCGGAGCCAGAAAGTCGCCTCCATTCGCCACCTGAATTAGCCCGCGACCAAATATCCCCGAACACATCTGCGCAATATCTTCTATCGAGTGATGGGATGTACATCGCTGGGATTAGCCGATCGCCTACCTGGCCGAATGGGCAATGCTCGCGGTAATAGCTCTGGCTGTTGGCGTGGTTGATGCCGGACTCCAGCGGATAGCATTCGCCTACCTGTGAAGCCACGTCGAGCAGGTGCAGATGCCGATCGCTGATTGCTCGCCGTGTCTGAGTCTTGCGTCCGTCGAGAATGGCGCGAACCATCTCGCCGTTGAAAATCACTGGGCGCTCTTTCATTTGGCCTCCAGGGTATGCACGAAGAATTTGTCCATGGCTGAGCCTGCAAGCTTGCTTATGTCATACTGCTGAATACCCCACACGATTGCGTAAAGGCACCAGATGTAGCCGTTGCTGGCTTCGCGGCAGCTCGTTTCGAAGAAGTCAGTTAAGTCGATATGCTCACAGCTAAAGTCATGTACCGCGGTTACCGCTTCATGCTCATAACCGGATGCCTGCTTTAGTTCTTCAATTGCTTCCACTGCCTCCTCTTTGGCCTCTTCGAAAGCCTCTTCATCGTCAAAGTCTTCAGCCGCACACTCCAACCAGTCATCAAGATATTCCTGAGCACGGGCCTCGAAAGCTTCTGGCGACCACTCGGTATAAACTTCGCGGCGATAACCATGGCCGCCATGCTGCAACTTTTCAGACCAGTACCCTGGGTTGATCGACAACTCACCCTCTTTCCGCATGAAGTCATGCTTATCCATGCGGAAGAAATCGAACATGTCATGCAGGCGGCTGAAAACGTAGGTACCCATATCTCCGCCGATACACAAATGGCCAGGCCAAGTAGTTAGGGTAAAGTGGTAACAACTGCTGCGACCACGTGCGAAGTGAAGGTGACGAAATAGCCCGTCGTCATTCTCAATGCTCATCGTGTGGCAGCTAACATCGCGCTCAAAACGTGCAAGAACTTCAGCGTGTTTCATTTGGCCTCCCGCAGCTCTGCGGCGTAATCCTTCGCCTTGGCGCCAGCATCGCGTAAATCATTACGATGGCTTGCCGTGCTGTAAGTTGGGTCATTAGCCAAGGTAAGCATGCGCTCGGCAAACTTCTCCACTCCCTGAGCCTGGAGAGCTGCAAGTGCTGCGGAGGTGGCTGTAGTTTCGCTTTCGTCTTCAATAATCTCCGCTACAACGTCATCGTGATATGTGTCGATGTCACACCAATGGACATCAACGAAATACCCCTCAACGGTAGATTCATGCCCCCGCAGATAGCCGAGGTTGAACAGTTTTATGCTTCGGGACTTCAGCGCCGCATTATCCACAGCCAGCGCATTAACTTGCTGCAATGCTTCCTGCTCACCCCAGATGGCATTTCCAAGATTGTGAGCCAGCATTTCAACCCTTTGTGCCAGCGCATCGCGCTCAGCTTTCAGTGCTTCATAGTCGGAGAATTTAACGAACTCACCGTGTTCGTTTTCGCGGGCAAACGGCGCAAAGCGCGCCGCGTGCATGATGTAATCAGGGTTATATCTCTGAACCATCTGGATTCTCCTTGTCGCTCGTTGAGCGGTACTCATCGAGAATGGCGAGCACATCAAGTTGAGTGCCGACGGGGAGGATGTAAGCGGTTTGGCCGTCTATTTCGCGGACTTCGGCCTGGGCCAAGAGCGTGACGAGCTTGCGGGACTTTGGCGCGCTGAATTTTGGAGCGATAAAGGATTTTGTGACCTTTTTCTTGCCCGCGGCTTTGGCCTTTTCGACGTCGCCAGCCAGTACCTTGCCGGCTTGCTCGCCATGCTCTTTAACGCGCTCAACAGCGGCATCGACGGCAACGGCGCCATCTTTGACAAGCGTCTGAACATCGTGATTTGCCTGGGTGAGGGCAAGCAGTTTATCGACCGTAGCGCGGCTCTTGCCGACCAACGAGGCGATCTCGTCTGGTGTAAGATTGAAGCCAGCCAGCTCTTTTACAACGAGAGATTGCTCGTAAGGAGATAACGGCAACTGTGTGTTGCTGTTCATGATGCGGGCGATTCGCTCAACATCATTCCCGGTGAAAGGGATTATCTGTATGCGGTCAACAGGCTTACCGGCTTCACGGCAGCGAACATAAGCTCGGTGCCGACGATGCCCCTCGACTATCCAAACACCACCCTCATCACGAACCCGCACCTCAAGCGGCGGTACAGGCCTGCCTTTCATCAGGTGCTGAAAGAGCCTTTCATCGTCATCCTTGGTCTGTTCGCTCTCAATGCGCTTGTTAAACCCTTCCTCGACGTGAATATCGTCAATTCGCATTGTCATGCGGCCGTCAGGTCGCTTTATGGTTCCGTCCTTAGCCATTTGCTTGAATGAGTTCGCCATGCATTAACTCCAGACCGCGCCGGCAGTCAGCAGGCACAGGGTAAAAATGAGTAGGTAGAAAAGGTGTTTGCCGTGGTGGCGCTTAGGGGCGAAATCGCCCCCGGTTAGGTCGTACTTGTGCTGTATGCGAGCGTTGAGGCTTACCATGTTGGCCTCCGCTGCTGAGTGTGCAGGCGGCGCTGCAGTGTTCTGATGTTCTGGCGGACGACGTACACCGGCGCGCAGGTATCGGCGCAGACGAGGATTCGGACGGCCTTATATCTGCCGTCTTCGTAGCGCTGAATGCTCACTGCTTTTTTCTCTACGTCGCGCGTCTGGCCGCAGTGCTCACAGCGTTGGGTAGTGGTTTGCATAACATGTCCTATCAATGAAATTCACATGGGTAAAGGCGTTGCCTGAGTTGATGCACGCGCTCGGTTTCCCTACGGTTCCAGCACACTGGAGCAGGGCAGCGCCTTTACTGATGTGAAAAAAAGAGCCCCGGCGAGCGGGGCAAAGGATGTGACAAGGGAAGTGGTACTGAGCAGGCTTGTGATTTCTCACGCACCTGGTGGCGCATCGAACCGGGGCTTTATACTGTGTAGGTTAAAAGTTGAACCGGAACGATGCGCCACCAGATAGGTGAGACGCCGGCATTAACCGGCGATGATAAAACCGACTGCTGACCAGAACGCGACGCATAGGACAAACACGCCAAGCCAGACTTTTTCGTTGAATGTCATGATTGCCTCGGTGCGCCCCGTATGGCGCAGTGGGTATTACTTGACTTTGCGGGTCGGCCATTGATTGAACATGTTGCCCAGCTTCGACACGTTCACGATCATTTGCGTTTTCCAGCGCTCGCAGCCCTTCGGGCCGTCTACCGTCAGAATCGAATACCCCCACACATGGGAACCGGTCAGCGTGGCTTCGGTTACATCGCCAACCTTGTTTGTCAGCTTGGCGATAAATGCCGTGTATTGCGTATCAGCATTTTCAGTCGCGGAACTGATAAACCGGGCCATACCGCCAAGGGAAAGCACTCGCGGCTCAGGCGCATTAGGGCGATAGCTGCGATAGCCTTCATTTGGTGCTTCCTCTGTCAGCAAGCGAACCAGTGTGTAACGGGCTTTCGCTTGCTGGAACCCAAGGCGGCTCTGGCGGCTGTCCGGGTAAGGGGCAGCCCGTTGCGCGTCCCAGTCCGCAGCCTCCATCCAACCGCAAACCCTTTCGATAACTGCGCGTGCCTCGCTCGCTGCGCGCTCCAAGGAGGCGGCGCGAAGTGGTTCAACCGCTGCGGATACTGGGTGCATTTCACTATCCATCGTGTAACCCTCTGCTGTTAGATGCTAATCACGCCGGCATCAAAAAGGCGCTTTAGCGAGTTGCTGATGTCAGCTTTAAAACATTCAATTGCTTTCCGGCGCTCTTCGTTTTTGGAAGGACGAGAACGAGGGTTTGCTATTTGCTTTTCAAGCTGTGCGATTTCAGTTTTACGGTGAGCAATGACGTTTTTTGCGAACAAAATCTGCTGCTGGTTCATCGATTCAATCCTCAGTGGTTTTATGCCTGCCGCCCCACACTGGCAGCGGCAGGGTAAATCCACTCTTTCCCTAAAGAACGTCTCCGGTCGATCCCTCTCGGGGCCGGGGAGTGATTGCATCGCTCACCCCTGGGCGTCTTACCTGTGTGGCTTCCTGCCGGTGACGTTGTTGCTGTCGATGGATTTAATTTATGCGTATAACGCAAATGCGTCAAGCGCAAAAATAAGCGTGAATTTGTGTTTTTACGCATATGATTGAAATTTCTGGTTAAATAATTTGCGTGAGAGAGTGGATTTTAGGCACAAAAAAACCGGCCTGAGCCGGTTTGATTGCTTATCTGTGGTTTACCAAGTGGATGAAGACCAGAAAACCCGGCCAAGAACAACAAGTTGTTCTTTTCTTTGTTGGAGGGTAAGAACTTCGTCTTTAAACTCTTCTCGGTTCATTGAGCGGATCACGACACCGCCGTCTGGTTGCTCAATAAGATATTTTACTCTAAGTAGATCGCCATGCCGGATGCCATAGGCCTTACCATCCCGGATGCGCGTATCGTCGGTGTTAATGCCTACTACATCACCGTCAGACAATCTCGGCTCCATACTGTTGCCGATCACCCGGACAAGTTTGGCCGCAGAAATAGACACTCCCAACTTGTGTAGATAGTAACGCCGGAAAATTAAGGCAAACTCTTCTTTTTCCACAATTTCGACACTGCCATCGCCAGCAGCAAAATGAACGTCAATTAGTGGGATTTCCACAAATTCCTCGCTGTCCTGAGCTCCATCCTCCCACACTGAGGCTTTAAGCCTGGTTGGCTGAGCGTCAGACTCAGGAGATAAGTTTTCGAAAGGCAAATCTGGCCTGAAAAGGTCGCTAACAGGGCGTTCAAAGAAGTCAGCAATCTTTCTGATCATCTCGTCACTATAACCCTGCTTAGCCCGCTCCAGGCGAGAGATGTTCCCTACGTCGCTATCAACAGCATTCGCAAGGTCAGCAAGATTTAGCCCCTTCTTAACGCGAAGGTGCCGGATGTTACGACCTACAGTAGGGTCGATTTCTTTAGGTAGCTTCTTTTCGGTTTCCATGCCGTCATTTTTCCATTCATGTGCGTCACACGCAAAGCGTCTTGCGCAAAAATGAAATGCGCATTAATATGCGTGTAGCGCAATTAAAAGGGGCCGCTATGCAAACACCACTTAGAAATATGCGTGTAAAGAAAGAGCTCAAGATCACTGACGTAGCCCATGCGGTCAATTGTGACCCTGGTTACCTGAGCCGTGTAGAACGTGGCGTGCATACAGCATCGCCTGAGTTGGCTGAAAAGCTATCTCGATTCTACTCCGGTGAGATCACCGAGCTGCAAATTCTTTACCCAAAACGTTATGCGCGAGCCAGCGAAAGCCAGCCGCCAATCATCAACCAATCACTGTAAGACAACGGAAATTGTAAATGGAATCAGTCGCAACAACACGCAACGAAGCTCAGGCGATTCAGAGCGACATCATGAGCCGCATTGCAGCAATCGGGGTGACAAGCCTGGCCGGCGCGATCGGCGTTGATAAATCGCAGGTGAGCCGCTGGCAGAGCAAAGGGGGGCTGGTGGAGAAAGCGAGCCTGCTGCTGGCCGCTACGGGCTTCAAGCGTTCGGAAACCATGCTGACGTTCAGGGGCGAGGAAACTGCAGAGCTGGCGTGCGGGTTAATGGCGATGCTGGAGCACATCCGGGAACCAAAGACGGAATAGGGGGCTTTATGACCTGGGACACGTTTGTTTACGACAACATCAAGAAGCAGCTGGTGAAAGAGGGATTCAGCGAAGCGCTGGCGCAGGGGGGGCATCACACGGGGCCGACCTTTACCGGAGGAAGTCGCAGGCGAGCAGGAAGGGGATGATTTATGACGACTGTCTCACGCTTGCGCGCCAGTACGTTCTTGCGAGCTGTACCAAGGAAGAAAAACCGGAGTCAGGGAAGAAAAAGAGCCGAACAGTTGCAGCTGCTCGGCCGACACTTTTCTAGATAGGAGTTCTGCTATGAACAACCTGATTGTTATCGAAGAGACTGCCATTCGTCAAGACTCGGCTGGCCGTTACTGCCTGAATGACCTGCATCGGGCCGCTGGTGGTGAGGAACGCCATAAGCCGAAATACTGGTACTCCACCCAGCAAACGCAAGAACTTGTGCAACTTTTGACCGAGGGAGGAATTCCCCCCTCGGAACAAAATCAACCAATTAGCGTTATTCGCGGTGGTTTGGAGCAAGGCAGCTATGCCTGCAAAGAGCTGGTTTACTCCTACGCCATGTGGATCAGCGCGGCCTTCAACCTGAAAGTGATACGCACATTTGACGCCGTGCAGACCGCATCACCGATGACTGAGCTGGAAATGATCGCTCTGATGGCGACCAAAGCCGCCGAGCAGCAGCGCCAGATGAACGCATTGCAGCTGCAGGTGAGCGGCGTAACCCAGCAGATTGAAGAAATCTCGACCGGCGCCATTCCTCCGGGTTGGCAGACCGTCCGCAACCTGGTTGCTGAATCCGGCCTTTCCGACGGGAAGGTTAGAGCGTTGATCAGCGCCTTCCATGTACCCAGCAAGAAAATCCCCTTCAACGCACCGGGCGGCATTTTGACGAATGCGACGGTGGCGAAGGAGGACGATTTCATATCTGCCCTCGACGAGGTACGCAGAACGGCGACGCGCGCCTGCCGTAGCAAGTACTGGTATCACCCGCGCCTCGGCCGTTTCGAGATGAAAGAGCTGCATGACTAGCCGCGAGGTTGATCGGTACTACGTAGACAGCCACGGCATCCGCGTGCATGTCATCCGTTGGGAAATCGGCGAGAACCGAGTGATTTTTCTGCGTGATGGTTATGAGCATGGCGAGTGCTTTCGGTCTGTCGAGAACTTCAAAGAGAATTTTAAGCGAGTCGAAGTATGAGCATGAACCTTATGGCGCAGGCTATGAGCATCAAAGTGGGCAACCCACTGCGCAAGTTGGTGCTGATCAAGATAGCTGATAACGCGAACGACAAGGGCGAATGCTGGCCTTCATATCAGCATGTCGCTGACCACTGTGAGTGCAGCAAAAGCGCTGTACGGGCGCACATTGAGGCATTGATTAAGATGGGTTTACTCACCAAAGAGAACCGCCTGGGTGTGAATAATGGCAAGGGTAATACCTCGAATCTCTACTATCTGACCCTGGATAACCCTGTGCCGTTAGAAAGCATAGCCCCCTGTGCCGTCAAAAAGCATAGCCCTATGCCGTCAAAAAGCACAGGGGTGTGCCAGCAGGTGACACAGGGGGTGCCGTCAGAAAGCACACCCCCTATGCCAGCAGATGGCACCAGAACCAGTCACTCTTTTGAACCAGTCATTGAACCAAAAGAAAACCCCCCCATAGCCCCCCAGAGCGATGCGGGAGCAGAGAACCCATCAGCTGAGGCTGGGGAAGTTCTCGATTTTCTGAATGAAAAAATTAACGGCAGGACGCCAAAGCGTGCCGACACGTTGCGTGAGATTACCGAGCGCCTGGCAGACGGCAACAGCGCCGCCGAACTGAAGCTGGTGGCTGAACACCGTGCAAGTCTGCTGCTGGGCGATCCGAAGATGGGCCACATGCTCAGCGCCAAGATGATTTTCGATGCCGTCCGGTTCGGAGGGTATTTGGCAGCCGCCAAAGCCTGGAATGATAAACGAGAAAAACAAGCGTTTGCAGTCGCCGCAACGGAGCGCCAACGCGTCGAGCTCTCTGGATTTAGGGTGGTTGGGGGCTCAACGGAAAAAATCCCAGAAATAGATTTTGATGAAGCGTTCGACCGCCTGATCCGTGATGCATCCATTCCTGAAAACGAAGCTGAGAAGCGTGCGCTGCAGCAGGTACGGAAAAATGGGTTTGGGAACGTGGACGAGAGCAAGGCCCGTCAATTGTGGCGCCCAATTTTAACCAGAGCTTATGCAATGTCAGGAGTTCAGGCATGAGAGCGATAGTCAAAGCAGCTGTACAGCGCGATCTGGGTATTGCCCTGATCCCGGTAGACGAAAAGCTGGCGTTTCACATGACAGGCCGCGTGATGGTTTCCACGTTGCCGGACGAGTTCAAATCATCGCCTGAAGGCATTCTGCCTGCGGTGGAGCATGAGATCGCAAATGACCCACGCCTGCAGGATTTCTTTAAACATGAGCGCGTGACAAATGCCTGTGGCGGCGTTAACTCAATTGAAGCCTGGGCAACGCAGTTCACGAAATGCCAGTACAGCAAGCACGATCGGCCGGCGACGGTTTTGGACACGGAGCGCGTAGGGCATTCAGCCGTTCGCATCTGCCCGCAGTGTTACAAACAAAGCCTTGGTGTATCGCCGAAGCTGGAAAAAATCGCCGCTCGCAACACGGCTCGCTGGGTAGTGGCAACGGCCAAACACCGCCTGAAGTCTGAGGGACAGCTGACAATCCCTGAGCTGATGCTGTGGGCCATGCTGTCCGGCGTATTCGACCTGATCCCCGATGATGTCGCTCGCACCGTCACCGACTTGCCTGAACCAAAGGTGATCAGCGGCATCCGCAAAGAATCCGACATGGATTGCCAGCCGGCGGTAAAAGAACTCATCGCTAAGCAGGCCCAGAAGTGTTTCAAGGTCGATCCTGAAGTTCCTGGCGCCTTTGTGCTGCGTCCGAAGAAAACCCGCGCCGAAGACAGCAAATACACTCGTTGGGTTAAGACTCGCCCCTGCTGCGGTTGCGGAGCTCGCTCAGACGACCCTCACCACATCATCGGCCACGGGCAGGGTGGAATGGGAACCAAGGCCCACGACTTCTTCACTATCCCGCTGTGCCGTAAATGTCACGACGCATTGCACGAGGATGTAGCGGCCTGGGAAGCGGAACATGGAAGCCAGGTTGAACTGCTGTTTGAGTTCCTGGATTTCTCCTTTGGCATCGGGGCAATCGCATGAAGACGTATCCGATCACGCCAATCCCGAAACCACGCATGACACAAAAAGACCGGTGGGCCAAGCGTCCGCCAGTTCTCCGCTACCGGGCGTTCTGTGATGAGGTGAAATTGAATCGAATCTCGCTGCCTGAGAGCGGCTATCACGTGACGTTTGTTTTACCCATGCCAGAGGGCTGGAGCAAGAAGAAACGCGCTGAGATGGCCGGGAAACCGCATCAGCAGAAGCCGGACAAGGACAATCTGGAGAAAGCATTGCTGGATGCCATTTTTGAGGACGACTGCCGCATTTGGGACGGTCGAGTAACAAAGATTTGGGGCGAAGTAGGCCAAATAATTATAGGGGAAATAGCATGAGATTAGAGTCGATTCCGAAATACTTTGCACCGAAATCACCGACCTTTAGCGACTCACCGCGCGCGACGGCTTCGGACTCTTTGACCGGTACTGACGTGATGGCAGCGTTCGGGATGTGCCAGGCGCAGGCGGAGTTGGGCCTTTCGGCGTTCATGGGGAAAATGGGTGTCAGCGATACCGATAAGGTCAAGGCGGTGACACTGCTGGCGGAGAAGGGCATGGCTGAATCAGTTCGCGTGGCGCCACTGAGAAAGCTGCAGGATGAGACAAGAGTTCGCGTTGTTCTGGCGCTATCAGTTTTTGCCTTCCTGGATTACTCCCGCAGCGCATCGAGTGAGGTTGCTTGTGATTGCTGCTCAGGCACTGGATTTATTGAGGCCGAAGTATTCACGAATAAAGTTCACACCCCTTTCCCTGCGAAAGAGCTTGTCAAAGCGTCGATCCGTTTTGGCGTGGAGGGATTCAGACCTTCCGAGTATGAAGTGCGCCGGGAACTGAGAGAGGTTGTTCGCGTTAAGTGCAAAACCTGCAACGGGAAAGGCAAGATATCGACGGCCTGCCGTGATTGCTCTGGCAGAGGTACTGCAGTCGATAAGAAGGAGACAGCAAAGCAGGGCGTACCGGTCAGAGGAACCTGCAAGCGATGCTCAGGCCGTGGGTATGAGCGCATACCAGCGTCACACGCCTACGCTGCTGTGCAACAGGTCACCGATTCGATTTCCTCTGCGACCTGGGACAAAACCGTGAAGCCATTTTATGACGGCTTAATTCGCATTCTTGAGAGCGAAGAGATCCATGCGGAGCGGGTATTGCAGCGAGTAACTGCATAGCGCATGAAAAAATAGTGCAATATTTTATTGTGAGCTATTTACTTTTTCCGAAAACTGGGTAATTATCTTTCTAACACTAGAAATCCGTCTGATTGTTAAGGTGGATTCAAAAATTTCAAAGGCTGCCTTCGGGTGGCCTTTTTGCATTTCAGCCCCAGCCAACGGACGACACACATGGCACCCTCTTACCGGCAGCGTTTACGGCTGGTGGCTGATCCTTTCCTACAAACAGCACAGCCCGATAACCGGGAGGTGGAGTCATGAAGATGCCAAACAACCCCCATAGCTGGGCAGAGATCAGCGACATTCTTGCGGCCTGGTGGCGTGGTGACGTGCCGATTGGTGGCGTCGTCATGGCTGTCGTGATGGCTGTCCTTCGGATGGCGTATGCCGGCAGCAGCTGGAAAGAGACCATATTCGAAGGCTTGATGTGCGGCGCCCTGGCGTTGACGACTTACTCAGCCCTGGATTATTTCGACGTACCGAAAGCCTTAACGGTTGGCATCGGCGGATTTATTGGCTTTGTCGGCGTGAAGAAGCTCAGCTCGTTCTTGTCCGGTTACGTGGGTAATCGCTTCGGCGGGGGCAACCAGAATGCAGATAAGTAAAAGCGGCATTGAGCTGATTAAGAGCTTCGAAGGCCTGCGATTGAAAGCCTATCAGGATTCGGTGGGTGTCTGGACGATCGGTTACGGATGGACACAGCCTGTTGACGGTAAGAAAGTCGGCCCCGGAATGCAGATTGATCAGGCGACAGCCGATCGGTTGCTGAAATGCGGCGTTGTACAGTATGAGCAGGGCGTTAATCAGTTGGTGAAGGCGCGCATCACTCAGGGCCAATTCGATGCACTGGTGAGCTTTGCGTATAACCTCGGCTTGCGGTCGCTGAGCACATCCACGCTTCTGCAAAAACTCAACGACGGCGATAAGCAAGGCGCAGCAGACCAGTTCGGGCGGTGGGTGAATGCAGGCGGTAAACGTCTGGATGGCCTGGTTGCGCGCCGTGCAGCAGAGCGCGAGATGTTTTTGTCATGAACACCTCATTCAGCTTCCGCACGATGGCGATCGGCCTGTTGCTGGTAGCGCTGATTGTTGCCGGCAGGCTGGCATTTCACTTCCACGGCAACGCAGTAAAGGCCGGTGAGCAGGTTAAGCAGCAGGAAAAGACGCTGGCGCAGCAGTCAGGACTGATCTCAACCCTGCAAGCACAAGACAGGAAGAACAGGGCCTTGGCCGCTGAGCAACAGCAAAGAGAACAGCAACTACGCCAGCAGGGCGAACGCTACCAGAGGGCATTACGTGAAGCACTTAAAAACGACAAATGTGGGAATAGTCCTATGCCTGCCGCTGTTGTTGAGCTCTTGCAGCAGAACGCCGCCGGCACCTCAGCAAATCGTCCTGTTGCCCCCTGAGTCAGTTTTCGCGACATGCGAGCAGCCAGAGCTGCAGGGAAATACCTGGGGCGACGCGGTGAGCTATACGCTCTCATTAAAAACAGCTTTATCAATCTGCGCAGGCCAGGTGGCCACGCTGAACCAATGGCGGGAAAGCATTGGGAGACAGAAATGACATGCAATTTGGTCTGCGAAATCAAAATTCGTCGTTGGATCACCCCGGTGCTGGTCATCGCGTGTCTAACAAAATGGGATTGGCTGCTGATGAAATGCATCAGCATGAAGATTAAAACTGTCCCGACTGAGGCATAGCATTACAGGTGGCATTCACTGAGTGCCACCGATAATGCACACATCAACCCTCAGCCGAGCCGCCGCCTGTAATGTTTTCAGGAACAGAGTCTTCTGGCTTTAACGGCCTGCGTGGGCTGTAGAGGGTATGGTTATCGACGATCCACTTGTCCTTTATCCATTTCGTTACCTGCTGCGGATTGACGCCCATTTGACGCGCGAAGGCGGATTTATTGCCGCCAAAGTAGGCGGCTATGTAGTCGGTCAGTGTCATTATTCGGCGATCATCTCTTCGGTGACGTTGAACTGGTCAACGGTGTATTGGTCGGATGGCGATCCGTCGCAATCAACTACCTTGGCATTCCAGCTTTCACCGCCATGCACAACCCCAAAGGTTTCACCGTTTACATCAAACCAATAAGTGGTGGTGCCGTCGTTCCAGTTCTGGTCTTTGTTGATGTAAGTGGCTTTGATAGTAGTCATTTTGTCATTCCCTCGTTTCGATGGCGGTATTGCCTGTCGTTGAAA